ACCCTAAAGAGTACCCCTGCCCTTTCTGTACTGACCTGATGACGTTACACAACAAACTTAATAGCCTGTGGCGCATAACTGATAAGGAGTTTGACTAATGAAATGCTTAGCTTGTGATGCAACACTGACAGACTATGAGGCTACACTGAGGGACGTTAACACCTTCGAGTACGTTAGTGAGTGCTTAGAATGTATTCGTAGCTCTAACGGAGTCTTTGACCTGACAGAACGACTAGACCTCAAAACTGTTAACGATATTGACCTAGAAGTTGATATCCCTTAATTGTCTTACAATAGGAGAGGAACTAAGTTTGTTAACTGTAGATATCGAGACTAACCTGAAGCACGACACTATCTGGCTTGCCTGTGCCGAGGATGTTGACACTGGCGAGCTGACCGACCACACCTCACCTGATACGTTACAGGCGTTGGTTAATGAGCATTCACAAATAGTGACACACAACGGCATCGGGTTTGACATTCCAGTGCTTGAGCGTGTGTGGGGATTGGACTTTACAGGTAAGGAGCAGTTAGACACCTACGTGCTTTCCTGCCTGTACAGTCCTGCTATGCAAGGAGGACACTCGCTGTCGGCTTGGGGTGGTAGGTTAGGGTTTCCTAAAGGAGACTTTACAGACTTCGATGGTGGCTTGTGTGACGAAATGATTACTTACTGTAGGCAGGACGTTCGCGTCACTACTAAGACGTATCAGCGGCTAGACAAGCTACTGACCAAGGACGGATTCAGCCAAGAGAGTAGAGACTTAGAACACGCTGTGACTAAAGAGTTGGTGTTGCAGCGACAGAACGGCTTTAAGCTAGACTTAGGCAAGGCTAACACGCTGTACAGTTCGTTGACGTTCCGTATGCGTGAGATTGAGCAGGAGTTGCAGGCAGTATTCCCGCCAATAGTGTCTGAGCGTTGGTCTGAGAAGACAGGAAAGCAGCTTAAAGATAAGGTTGAGGTGTTTAACGTAGGTAGCAGACCACAGATCGTAAAGCGTCTACAGTCTGTTGGCGTTAAGTTTACTAAGAAGACTGACGGCGGTGGCTTTAAAGTAGACGAGACAATACTAGAAGACATAGAACACCCGCTAGCGCAGCTTGTTGGTGAGTATTTATTGGTACAGAAACGAGCAGCGCAGGTTAGTTCTTGGCTTGAGGCTGTGCAGGACGATGGCAGGGTTAGAGGCAGGGTTGTTAGCAGCGGCGCTGTTACAGGCAGGATGTCTCACATTGCCCCTAATATGGCTCAGATACCCGCTACACAGACTGTCACAGAGGGTATGTCTACTGTGCAGGCTTTAAAGGCTAGGTTAGGTGGTGAGTGTCGAGAGTGTTGGACAGTGGACGAAGGAAACAAGCTAGTCGGTGTTGATGCGTCAGGTTTGGAGCTGCGTATGCTAGCCCACTATATGCAAGACGAAGACTACACCTTGACAATACTAGAAGGTGACATACATACTGCTAATCAACAGGCAGCGGGTCTAGAGACACGTTCTCAGGCTAAGACATTCATCTACGCATTCCTGTACGGTGCAGGTGATGAGAAGATAGGCAGCATTGCAGGCAAGGGAGCTGCACACGGCAAAGAGCTGAAGCAGAACTTCCTAGACAACACACCTGCATTGAAGACGCTGAAAGAACTGATTATCAAAGTGTCGGCTAAGGGTGGCACTATTCCTAGCCTTGATGGTAGACGCATTAGGGTTAGTAAGGAACACACAGCATTGAACTATCTACTGCAAGGCGGCGGTGCTGTCTTCATGAAGAAGGCTTTGCTAATTGGGGTTAGTCGTTTGAGGGAGTTACAGATACCCTTTAAGATTGTGGCTAACGTACATGACGAGTTTCAGGTGGAGACACCGGAGGCTTACGCCAAGGCAGTTGGCATAGCATTTAAGAAGGCTATGCAGCAGGCAGGTGTAGAGATGGGTCTACGTTGTCCTATGGACGGCGAGTATCAGATAGGCGACAATTGGTCGCAAACTCATTGACTTAGCACACAATTAGTGTTAGCATTTAACTTCCAACTTGAGGATATAAATTATGAGCAAGCCATTAACAATCAACACAGAACTATACTGGGCAAACCTGTCAACTACTAACCAGATGTCTGGTAAGTATCAGGTAGATATGTCTCGTCTCTCTGACGCCGCTGTAGCAGCCTTAGAAGAGCAAGGCTTTGCCGTGAAGAACAAAGACGATGCACGAGGTAACTTCATTACAGTTAAGTCTTCAAACCCAATGCGAGCTTACAACACGCACGGTGACGAGATTAGCTGCCTTGTCGGTAACGAGTCAAAGGCTAAGGCTGTACTGGGTTCGTATGATTGGGACTTCCAAGGTAAGAAGGGTCGTTCTCCAACCTGCCTAAAGCTAGTCATTACAGATTTGAATGAATACACAGCTGAAGGTGCTGATATTGATATTAATCTGGAAGCTGCCCTCTAATGCTTCTAATTGATGGCGATATATTTTGCTATCGAGTGGCTTGTGTGTGTGAGACTAGCGCACAAGCCATTAGAGGTTTTAACGGTCTAATATCTGATGTGTTATTAGGCTTTTCAGACCACGACTACGTTCTATACATAACAGGCGGCAACAACTTCAGACACGATGTAGCCACTACTGCCCCTTACAAAGGGAACAGGAAAGACACACCCAAGCCTGAGTTCTTGCCTGACGTTCGTCAACACGCTATAGAGTATTGGGGAGCTGTACTGGTGGAGGGTGAAGAAGCTGATGATGCTATTGCTATCGCAGCGTCTACGCACTACCTCAACCATGACCCAATAATGGTTAGCATTGACAAAGACTTCGACCAAATAGCAGGTATGCACTACAACTTCGTTAAACGCGACCTCTACTTCATCACTTCCGAGACAGGATTGAAAAACTTCTATAAGCAGATACTGACAGGTGATAGTATTGACAATATCATCGGTGTTGACGGTATAGGCGCAGGAGCTGCACAAGACCTCATTGGCGGGTGCCGTAAAGAGACTGATATGTGGGACATCTGCGAAGACCAACTAGGCTATGACAGGGCGTTAGAGAACGCTAGGCTGTTGTGGCTAAGACGTACAGAGGGTCAGATGTGGATGCCTCCACGAGAGCGTACAGCAGGGGAGCGTTTCTATGGTGAAGCCACGAGTGCCACGCACTAGGGCAGGGAAGACATGGACTGAGGCTCGTTACTGGCAGTTTATACGGTCAGCATTAAGACAGGCTTACAGTCGCTACCCTGTAAAGTTTCAAGTTAAGAAGGATGCAGAGAGAACAGTAACAGGATGTAGGCACAAGTATGAGTATCAGTGTGCTGAGTGTTCTGAGTGGTTTACCAACAAAGAAATACAGGTAGACCATATTGTTCCGGCAGGTAAGTTAAGCAGCTACAAAGACATTGCAGGGTTTGCAGAGAGGTTGTTCTGTGAAGCAGACGGTATGCAATGTCTGTGTCTAACCTGTCATCAATCTAAAACTAACGAAGAACGTGCAGCGAGGAAAAAGACATGAGACACTTTGTCATACCTGACACGCAAGTCAAACCTGACTCTAACACAGACCATCTAACGTGGGCAGGGAAGTACGCTGTAGCGATGAAGCCTGACGTTATCATTCACTTAGGCGACCATTGGGACTTTCCAAGCCTGTCTAGCTACGACAAAGGTAAGAAGTCCTTTGAAGGCAGACGTTACCAAGCTGATGTTGCGTCCGGTAAGCAGGCTATGGAGGCTTTCCTAGCGCCTATAAAGGAAGAGCAGGCAAGGCTACGCACTAACAAGCACAAGCTGTGGAAGCCTAAGCTAGTGTTCCTACTGGGCAACCATGAGAACAGGATTACTAGAGCAGTAGAAGACAGTCCTGAACTTGAAGGTTTGATGTCATTTGATGACCTTGGTCTAGAGAAGATGGGTTGGGAAGTTGTACCGTTCTTAGAAGTTAAGATGATTAACGGTATTGCCTACAGCCACTACTTCACTAGCGGTGTCATGGGACGCCCTGTAGCGTCTGCTAGAATGCTTCTGACTAAGAAGATGGTAAGCTGTGTGATGGGACACGTACAGGACAGAGACATTGCCTACGCACGTAGAGCCGACGGTGTGTCAGTGACGGGGTTGTTTGCAGGCATCTTCTACCAAGAGGATCAGTCTTACCTGTCACCACAGACAAACCTGTCATGGCGTGGTATCTGGGTGTTTAACGAGGTTGATAACGGCAGCTTTGATGAACTCCCAATTAGTATGTCATACCTACGTAAGAAGTTTGGAGAGTCTACAGAATGAGTAAGACATTCACAGAGATTAAAGAACAGCTTTATCTACTAGACGAGATAACAGTGTTGGAGACATTAGAGATAAACTCCACAGAGTTAGTAGATCGTTTTGAAGACAGAGTAGAAGATAAATTAGATCAGATATTGGAAGATTTAGGAGAATACGATGAGCTTCCTTGACAAATCACCTGCTGAAGAGTGGGACGCTGTAAACAAGAGACGTAGAGCGCAGGCTAGACGCGTTAACGAAGAACTAAACGCCGAAAAGAAAGCCTCACAGAATGATAAAGACGCTATCAACCCTAGCCACTACAAGGGGAACGGTATTGAGTGTATTGAGTACATAAAAGAACGCCTTAACAGGGACGCCTTTCTAGGCTACCTAAACGGTAACGTCATTAAGTATACACACCGTTGGCAAGACAAGAACGGCATAGAAGACCTACGCAAAGCACGTTGGTACTTAGACAGACTTATAGAGGAGCAGTGCAATGTCTAGAATGGATGAGTTAATACAGCTGTGTACTAAGTGGAGCAGCGAACGAGGCATCTTCGTCAACGGCACAGTGCCTACACAGGCTTTAAAGTTAGTTAGTGAAGTGGGCGAGCTTGCTGATAATGTAGCAAAGCACAGGGACATTGCAGACGATATAGGCGACTGTCTTGTTGTCTTGAACAACCTAGCCATGATGAACGAGCTAACATTGGAACAGTGTTTGGAAGTTGCCTACCTAGACATTAAAGACCGTACAGGCTACTTAAACGGTGCAGGTGTGTTTATTAAAGATTCAGATAGAGGTCAAGCAGCATGAGACCTGTATATGAGAACAGCACCACACTAGCGGCAGAAGACAGGTTGGCCTCTAAGTTATCAGATCAATGGTCTTGTAAAACAACAAAGCTAGGTCGTAAGTACAAGGTGGACTACGCCCTGTCTCGTGGCGGTGTAATCTACGCTTGGGCTGAGCTAAAGAAAAGGAATATGCCTAGTAACAGATATTCTGAATATATGCTGTCGCTAGACAAGTATCTAACGGCTCAGACATTGGCGCAGCAGACGGACACAAAATGTCTGTTAGTTGTGGAGTTTTCTGATTGTGTTCTCTATGCTGACTTAGCTACTGTTAAGTTTAGACTAGGCATGGGAGGCAGGAAAGATAGGGGAGACCCTGAAGACTACGAACCGTGTTGTTGGATGCCATTAGACCAATTTAAAGAAATCAATTTCACAGATATTACAGCAGAGATGGAAGCATTATGAGCGATTTTAGAAACAGTTTTGGTGAGTCAATATTCCGACACAAGTACGCACTAACGCCAACACAGACTTGGGAAGAGAAGGTTGATGACCTCATGCACGATGTCTGCACAGGCATACTAACCCCTGAAGACTCGGAGTATCTGGGCAACGCTATGAAGCAGTTTAAATTCATGGCAGGTGGGCGTTACATTTACTACGCAGGCAGGCAGGCTAGTTTCTACAACAACTGCTATCTGTTGAAAGGTGAAGAGGACACTAGAGAAGAATGGGGAAAGCTGACACAACGAGCAAGCGACTGTCTAATGAGCGGCGGCGGCATTGGCATAGACTACAGC